AAGTAGTAGGTTCTGCGTTAGGAACTAACTTACTTGCTTCAATACGGCTAATAGCCAATCCTTGCGCTTGTAATGTCTTAGCCATAGCTTTGATAGTCTCTTGCTCTTTAAGTTGCGCAAGGGCATCTTCTAAGGCTTTAGCGGTAGCTTCTTCGTTCTCCGAAGTTTGTTTAGCTAATGCTGAATCAATTTGAGACTTTACTGTTCTCATCAGGGTCTTTTCAGTTTCAGGCAAATCTTTAATGCTTTCTTCAAACTGGGTTAGTATAGCAGCGTCTTGTGCTGCCTTTTCTACTTTTGTCATTTTAAATGAATTTAATTTTTGAATAATCTTTGTTTCGTTCCGTTTGAGTGACCGTAGTCGGCTCTATAATAGTCTGAGTGACTTTAGTCGGCTCAGTATATATTCTTGTTGCATCGTTACTACCACCTGCAATAACCATACTTCCTTCCTTGTGTATCTTCAACTCTTCTACACCAAAGAAGTATCCTTGTTCCTTTACTACATCAGCGTTCGCAATCTCGCCTATGCGACTATCGTAGTACCTCTTGTTCTCTGCATACATCTTATCCATTGAATCTATACCCATCTGCACCTTAACGTACTGCATACGGATACTATTCTCTAACTCAGGATCGGATTCAATCATATCTAACGCTAACTGATTCGTAATCTTAGCCTTATCTATGGCAAATACTAACGCTTCCGTCTGCCCATCATACTCCTTACCTACGATAGACCAATCAACAGGTTCAACCATCATCTCTACGTTCTTCTTGGATGCAATGATGCCTGATAGTGATAGGTTATGGTCGGCACAATAGTAAACCTTACCTTGTTGTTCCTTAACTGTCTTAGTAAAACAACCATCGAAGTGAACGTCATCGTGGCTATCCATATACCTTGTAGTACTAATGATAGGATAGATATAGTTCTCCTTAGTGGCGAATCCTATGCCCTTAGTAGCTTCCTTAGTGTTGTGAGACTTACCAATCGTAGTAGACTTATCACAACCCTTGTATACGTTAGCCGTCTTGAACTCAATGATGTCCATCTCGGAATCCTTCAATGCCTTAAACAACTCCTCTTTGGAAGTGAACGTGCGTGATGGGAAATAGTGTGACTTAATCATTTTAATATCGTTTTATGCTCCTTGAGTGCTTTGAGTTTGAGTTCCGTTAGACGTTTGATTTCCTGTAACTGTTGCTTCGTTAGTGGCTGTTCCGCTACCTTGCGTTGTTGTGTTGTTTGTTCCATTGCTTGTGTTGTTAAAGAACTCAGGATAGTCTTGTCTTATCTGCCACGCATACATATCGCTATATGGCTCTGATACTTCGTGATATCCTATACTTACTAAGAATTGGTTATAAGTAATACCATTAGAGTTGAACTCCAATGTCGCTGCTTCGATGTTTAACTTCCTTACCTCTGCTCTTGCCTTGATGTCATCTTGTAAGGCTGCAACGTGGTCGAAACAAGTCACATACTCAACACCATTGATGTCACCATACAAACACTCGTTAAACTGAGTATCCATATTCTTACTCTCAGGGATGATGAAGTTCTGATACAATGTCTTACCTGCACTCGCACCATTGGTAAACGTAGTACCCTTATCCTTACCAAACAAGTCAAACGGATAACCCATACCATCGCATAGGATGGCAGCGTTAGCGGTTCGTAACTCAACCATCTGCAACTCACTAACTGGATACATCATGTGTTCCCACTTCAACGTAGCATCCGTGATGATAGTATCTTCTTGCCCATCACTTGTACCATAAGACTTGAACGCACGATGTAACTCTCTACGTTCCTTGCTACCAATCGGTAACGTACTGATGGTATCTCTTGCTTGATTCGCTAAGATACCCAATGGTTTAGAGATGATACGACCTTCCGTCTTGTATGACTTGATGATGTTGTTGATAGGGAACTGCAACGATGATACCCTTGAGCAAGGTAGGTAACTATTATCTCTTAGAGGTGTTGTGTCCGTGAAGATGTATACGTCCTCCTTCTTGATGGTGTACTTTACGTTATCTCTACGCAAGGTAACCGATTCAATGAGGTTGCTGATGTTATCCGTGTACATCATATTACCCTTCTTGAACTTAATCTCCGTTGAGTGTGGAGGAAGTACCCATAGTGCGCTTATCTCAGTACCAAACTCATACCCTTCAGGGATGATACGCAAAACAGGACAATAACCGAATGCCATTATGTAGAACTTCAACTGCGCCCTAAACGCTTCTCCATTCTGCAATACATTAGGATGTTCCATCAACGTCTGCCAACGCTTATCTTGACCTTTAACCTTGTTGCGTGTTGACTTAGATAACACTTCTACGATACCATTAACGTATGCGTTAGACTTGCTATGTAAGATTGCTCCGATTTGAGGACAATCCGTAACCGCTTTGATAATTTCTTGGTCGGATGATACGCTGAAGATATTATCCGTAAGGTTCATATAGTCAGGGAAACTAAATTCGCCTGGTCTTATACCCTCATCCAATCTTCCATAGAATGGAGACAATCCTGAAACTGTCTTTAATGCAGAATCACCTCCAAATATTGAAGGTACTATACTCCTAATCTTTGTTAACAAACTAGACTTAGCCAACCTTTTCGTTTGAACCTATATTCCTCGTGGCTGATTTACATCGCTACTTTGCGGATATAGGCTGGTTAATTTCTATGAGTTCGTCTCATTTCTTTGCAAATATACGAAATATTTACGTCAACAAATCTTTTTTCTACAATATTGAAAAAATATAATAGAAACATACAAGTATTAACGATAATATCGCTAACCCTGCCATTACATCTACCTTTGGTTCATCTATGTGCATAATTAATCTTTTTCAAACTTACCAATAGTTAACTCATTAGTTAACTTATTATACTCAAACTCCTTCATCTCTCCATCGCTTAGAACCAATATCCGTGTACCTTGATGCAATATCTCATCGGATCTATTAGATGGTTATGGGCATCAATCGGCTTACCACTTGGCTTACCATCCTTGTCCACCGCCCATACATACTGCGACAACTCTGCAATCAGGTTCGGTGAGTCACTCGTAACGTGAATCTTCATACTCAGTAGCTTATCTATACCTGCCTTGATACTCTTATCAGGAGATGGTCTCATATTCCTAAACCCAAGCGATGCGTTCTCATATCTTTCCCTATCTTCCTCGCTCAAGTACTTGGCTATACCGAACCGCAACTCACGGATGGTATCAGGCTCGGCACAGTCAGCTACGATGAGTGTATCTTCCAACATACCCAAGTCCGATAACTTCTTACCCAACTCTACCAACGCAAGTGGCTCATAGTTCAACTCCTTAACGTAAACGTGGTCACCCTTAACCTTCATCCATACGATACCAGCAGGACTGGCAGTACCGAAGTCCAAACCATAGCACTCGGCATAGTCCAACTCCGCAAACTCTTCAGGTGTGATGATGTCATAGTTCTTGAATATCTGACCCTTCAACCCTGTTGTAGAGTAACCCTTGATGCTCGTTAAGTAGTGATGTAGGTTATACAAGTGCGACTCAGAGTCTCCATACGCTTCATACTGCCTAACGGTCTTATCAGGTAGGAACGTATTATCCTTGTAGTTACATTGTATCGTTACCAATCCGTGTACATCCTTCGGCACAAGCTTGAAGTACCCACTCCGTTCCGTATCCGTCAACTGAGGTTCATCCTCTTCGGTAATCGGTATAGCGTTGAAGTACCTACGCACGATCCAATGGTAGATATCAGGTGTGTTCATAATGAAGATGATGTACGACCCACGCTTCCTGATACTATCCGAGAACGTGTTGAACTTATCCTCATCTCTTATATCTTCACCTTCCTCTATACACGCTATGTCTACGTTCGATACCGACTTCATATTCGCCTTCTTATCTAACGTACTCGCCCTAAACCCCTTAGTGAACACCGCCATCTCGCCAGTCTTGTTGTTCTTGATACCATTCTCCAACCTTGAGAACTGCTTATCCAACACCGACTGCTTGTTAGCCGTATCCCATCTAAGTAGTACCTCGTTCAAGATACTCTCCTTGATACCTTCCTTCTCATCACGCAACACTTGACAACGCTTACCCTTGATAGCTGCGGAATAGGCTATAAACTTCGACACTTCATAAGTCTTACCGCCACCACGACCACCGATACAAACTACTATCTCGGTATCTTCAGCTAACTCATACAAAGGTGCAAACTTGGGAGTTCTCTTAACTATTACGTCCATATTGCAAATGTACTATGTTATGTTGTTATGTTGTTATGTTATGGTAACAAGGTTATGTATGGTATGGGTATGCTAAACATATTACGTTTTTTTATATATGTTCAAAATTTAGCATAAAAAGTAGGATAGGGGGATACCCCCACCCTCTTTTTCTTTTTACGTTGAACTTTTGCTTATCCTAAATCAGTATCCATTCGTCCTATAATATTTATTATGTTAAATAGCATTTTGACCTATGCGTTTATCGTAATAGTATTACTATCATTCGTGATAGTACAACCACTCCCCCACCCCACTCTATGCTATGATATCGCTATGTTTAAGGCAGTTTCAAATATTATATTCTAATTCCTTAAGGTAGTTTAGAGTAGTTATTTATATAGGTATATTAATACCTTTATTCAAAGGATATATTTTCAATCACTACGTTTGCGTTCACGTCAACCTGTGATCTGGTCAACTTCGGCTTATAGTACTCTATGATCGCATTGAAAGCTACTATCTTATCACGTGGACCTAACTGATTCATTGCTTCCATATAGTCCTCAACTCCCTTTGTAGTTAGCCACTCACCGAATTTTTCCCAACTACTTAGCCCTACCTTTTCGAGTACCTTAGTTTTGTGATGCTTAGTACCCTTTGCCTTGCTTATTCGT